GTCGGCTTCCACAGCGGCCTTCGCTTCAGCGGCTGCCTTCGCTTCAGCGGCTGCCTTCGCTTCAGCGGCAGCCTTCGCTTCAGCGGCTGCCTTCGCTTCAGCGGCTGCCTTCGCAGCCACCGCGCGCACGGCGACAGCCCCGTCGCCGTTCAGCATGACGTTGCCCTGCACGACGCTGCCGAGATGCGCCACCTTGCCGGCATCGCGCCACAGGATATCGCCCGCCACGAGCTGCACGTCCGGCAGCAGATCCATCAGCTCTTCAAGCGTCATGTTGCTCTCCCAATCTCGAACCACTGCACACCGTTGTGCCGCAGAGTTAGTGTTGCCCCATCCTGAGCGTTGAAGTTGACACCGTTCTGGAGGCGCATATTCGCTACGGCGCCCCAGCCATTGAACACAGTCAGCGTATCCTCAAAGATGAGTGTGACCTGACGCCCTGCCCAGCCATGTCCCAGCGAGCCGAAATTCGTCTCGCCTGTAATCATGAAGGTGTCACCGCTGTTGGGCAGATTTACCGCTGCCGCCGAGGCAACTGTCTGGCACAGCAGGCTGGGGGCCGGGCTGCCGGTGAAGTTTGAATAGTCGTTGCCATCGCCAAGGAACACCAGCCGCGACGGCGTCGGAGCGAGCGCCGGCTTGTTCAGGATCGTCTCGAACCGCACCTTGTCGATGAACACGCGGCTGCTGGTGTTGTTTACATACACGCCATTGTTCTGGCCTCGAATGTTCCCGCCGATAATCGCAGCGTCGCCGCTGTTGACGTAAACGCCCTGGGTGCCGGTGTCGCCACCCCAAATCGTTGCGTCCAGCACCTTGGTCTGCACGCCAGCGGCGGTGCTGATGTAGATGCCGGCCGTCGCGTTAGCTGCTGCCTGACAGTTGACGAGCGTCGTGTCCGTGCTGTTGAAGTCGATGCGGAACCCGATGGAGCCAGTGTTCAGCGGCGATCCATCGGTCGCGTTATCAGCGCCGCACCCGGTCAGCGTGACAGAGTTCGCGCTCGTAATCTGGAACCCGGTCCCGTACCCCCACGAGAAGCAGTTGGTGATCTTGGCCCAGTCGCACAGATCGTGGAGGTAGTACGCCTTACCGGAGCGCGTGATGTTGGTGTAGCTGCCGCCGATGCTGATGTTGGAGAACGGCCACGCGTGGCAGTTCGAGATGTACGCGATGTCGGCGCAGTTAGTGATCTCGATACCGTTGATGTTGTCGTGCAGCAGATACTCGATCTTCTGCCGCTGGTAGCCGCTCGAATAGACGGCCTTGTTGAACCCCATCACCATGCAGCTATCAATCGCTGTGTCGTCGCCAGCGAGCGTGATCGCAGTGCCGGAGAACGCCGAGCTGTTGGCCGCTGGAAACGTCATCCCCTTGCGGTAAATCAGCAGGCCGCGAAGGCTCGCTCCGCTGCTCACAGTGATGGTCTTGGCCGAGTTCACCAGCAGCGCGCCGCCCATGTTGCCGTACGGCGCGGACGCGTTAGTGCCCGGCGTCCCGACGAAGCTGTGCGGGCCGACAAGGTGGCAATTCACCGGGACGGTTAGGTTGTTGTCGATTAGGCACTTGAAGCCCTTCGGGATCTGTACGGTCCCGCCGGTCGCACCGAGTGAGTTCAGCGCCGACTGGATTGCTGCCGTGTCGTCAGTCAGCCCGTTACCCACAGCACCGAAGTCAGACGCGCACACCACACCTCGGCCACCGTCACCGACCGTCATCAGTCGGAAGCGAGTACCGTCATGCAGCACGGTCACAAGCGCCCCAGGCGGCAGCGCGCCAGCCTGAAGCGGTGCAAGGCCGGAGCCTCCGTTAACAGCGACGGCCGCAAGCCCGTTGACAGCGAGCGTCACAGCCCCTGTGTTGGCCGAAGCTCCGACGATGAAGCGGATCGCGAGCCCAGTGCTGTAAGCACTCAAAGCCGGCGTCAGCGAGAGCGTCAAAGCGTTCGCCGTGCCGCCCGCCGTGCCGCCCCACATAAACGCGGCGGCCTGCGCCTGGGCCGCCGTTATCCCGCCGCCTCCGACCGCTGCCTCAAGGGCGGCGATCTGCGAGCCGTGCAACGTATCGGCGTTCTGAAGCGAAGTGATCTGTGCGCCATGCACCGTGTCTGCGGCCTGGAGCGCGGCGATCTGCGAGCTGTGCAAAGTGTCCGCATTCTGAAGCGCAAGGATCTGCGCGCCAACAATCGTATCGCCGCCTGAACCCCCAGCCGCCTCCAGGATGTCAAGGCGGCCGTCTAGCGCAGTGATCTGCGAGCTGTGGACCGTGTCGGCGGCTTGAAGCGCAGCAATCTGCGCCCCAAAAATCGTGTCACCGCCGCCTCCGCCCTCGGCCTCCAGCACGTCGATGCGCCCATCCAGCGCGTCGATCTGCGTCGTGTGCGTGCCGACCGTGTTCTGAAGCGCACTGATCTGCGACGCCTTCTGCGCGTCCTTCTGGTACAGCTCCGTGAAGTTGCTGTTGATCTTCTGCCCGCCCTCACGGAGCTTGCTGCCCGTGCCGTCGTTCGCAGACGAGCCTACGCCGATCAGTTCCTGCGCCACGGGCTCAGCTCCTCGCTAGTCGGTAACTCAGGCCGGCTTCTTGCCGCCGAACGGGCCAGTCACCATGGACGGCTTCGCCGTCGCCTTGCTCGGGCGGCTCGGGGAGCGCGTCGTACCCTGCACCGTCCGCTGGTCAGGCAGGCCGCCGGACTTGCCGAGGAAGTCGGTCTTAACCGGATGCTGAAGCGACTTCATGTTAACATCTCCTGGTGTGTTAGACGGCCAACGCTACGCCGGCCTTCGCCGACAGCTCACTCAGCTCGACCCCGTTCTCATGTCTCGCCATCGCACGGATCAGGCGCACCAAGACGCGGGCATCGTTGAGGTCCAGGCGCTCGTCAGGCTCAAGCCCGGAATGCCGCACCACCGACGCTACGTAGGCGGAGACGTTGTTCTCCACCTTCGGTGCCCAGCGAGACACGATGCCTCGCACCGTGCGCAGCCCGTACCGTGTCTGGTAGTTGCGGATCAAGACAGCAGCCGCACGCACTCCCAACTCCATGGTGGAGAAACGGCAGAACCGCCCATCGGTCGGAGGATCGGCCAGCCCGCGCCAGTCATTGGCCGGGCTGTGCTCGATGTTCAGGGGGTTGTTGTTACGCATCCCCCTCGGCAGCGCACTGACCATATCTCACACCTTCAGCTTGACGTATTCCTTGCGGAACGCGTCGTAGAGGCCGATGCCGGCGATGACGAACTGCGGGATCGCAGCCTGGAGGCTGTCCGGCACGCCAAAGCCAAGCGCCGCCGCGAAGATGAACACGCCAGTCCAGGTGCTGGACTGACGGATGTAGCTCTTGATGACTTCCATGTTAGCTCTCCTGGTGCGCCGCGAAGGCGCGCTAACTTCGCACGAACAAGCTAACACCGCAAGGTGTTAGTGTTGTCGGAACAATGTATCCACCCAGTCACGAAGCGTGAGCCCGAGCATCCCTGCCGCGCCGCCAAGCAGCATCAGCAGCCGCCACCCGCCCTTCGCCTCAGTGAGCAGGTGCTCGACCGACTGCACTTGCCCTTCAAGTTTCTCCATCGACAGAGCGACACGAGCAAGATCAGAACGCAGAGCCTCAATTTGCGCGTCATGCCTCCCGATCTCCCTGTCAACATCTGACACGTCACGGCCTCCTGGATCAGATGTATTCGTACACGCGGTGCAACGTGAGCGCGCCCCCGTCCGCAGTCATGTACGCGGTCGTAAACCTGAACCCGAGCCCATTATTCGTTCCTTCGTAATGATCGGCGTTGTAGACGTTGTGATAATAGCTATCGCTAAGCCCGGTAATCTGCTCCGGGCTATGCGTGTGACCTGTCGCAGACTTACCATCCAGCGCGGTCTGGAGCCCGGTCACCTCGCTAATAGGGTGCGAGTGCGAGACGTTCGCCTTGCCCGCCAGCGCCGTCGCGAAGTCGCCTGATGGGACAGTCCCGCCAATCATCCCGTCCACTTCGGACTTGGTGTAGGCTCCGACCTGGGAGGCAGTTACAGCGTGCGGATTGTCCGTGCGTGCGGCATGGTCTACGCCCTCACGCATAGCTGCCGCCACCAGCCGCAGCTCCACCTTGTCGCCGAGCGCATAGCCCCTGGCCGTCGTGCCGTCCTGGCCGCGAACAATCGTCATCGTGTCGCCGGATCGCGCAGTAACCTTCACGATCTCTAGGGCGTTCAGGATGTTGGCGAGCGTGACGTAGAAGTAGTCGCCAGCCAGCAACGCAGGGAACTTCGACCCGTCGCCTGCCTGCACCGTGAGCGACGTGGCCGTTGACGACAGGTCCGCCGACAGGGTGGACACCGCGTTGTTCGCGAATTTCATTGCCATTAGAGGCTACCTCCATGCGGTCGCACACGCATGACCGGGCGGCCCAGCGAGCGCAGGCGCTGCTTCACCGCCTCGAACACGCCGCGATCAAAAACGCTTCGCGCTACAGCGGCGCGCTGCGGGTCAAAGAACGGCTGCCCAGGCAGCATGGCAAGGCGCGCGACAGCACCTGCTGCAATGCTCTCGACGTAGCGCGTGAACAGCACATCAGGGCACGCGCTTGCAGTGCGCGTCGGGCGAACCGACACTCTCAAGCGCAGCGCACCCGCCTGGGAAACATCCGGCTTCGGATACAGCGTGACGTGGTCATGGTCCGGCTGGAAGTACGCGCACGGCGTGCCTGCCTCCACGCGCCAGTCGCGGCGGCTCGCGATGCGCAGCTCGTCCTCGCTCACCGGGACCAACGGCAGGACGCCGTAGTACGCCTCCATGATGCGTGCCACGTCCTGGTCCGCCGGAGGCGTGACAGTGTACGTGCCGGTGCCGGCAACAACCGAGATCGCCGACAAGTCCGTACGCACAAAGTCGGTCCGCTCGCAGAACTCGATAGCTGCTTCGCGAAGCTGCTGCTCGACCAGGATCTCCGGGCAGTCCGCCACTTGCGGCAGGACGTAGGGGAAGAACTCCGTGTAAGCGGTCATGCTGCGGCGTCCTTGTCACCAGGGCGCAGCCCGCGGTTAACGTTGCTGGCCGTCTCGGCGGCGCCTGCCACCCCGACGAACTGCGCAAACGCATTGAGGTACGTCTGCGCCACGCCCTGCCCGCCTGCGTAGTCGCCGTCCTTCTGGTGCGAGCGGAACAGCACGTAATCCGTCAGAGCTGTGAGGTAGTTGTCGAGGATCGGAAGGGTGCTCGTCAGCGCTACAAGCTCCGTCACGGAGCGAGCATAGACAGCCTCAACCTTCCCGGTGCCGTCGTTCGGCGGGTAGACATAGAACGAGTTGAACGTCTCTGGATCGAAGATGAAATTCTGCACGACGGCCGCGCTCGTAGCTGCGTGCCAGTCAGGCTTGTATGCGTCGAGCGCTTCGCGGCTCACCACGCGCACAGCGCGCCCAGGCGTCGCACCGTTCGACCCCATGTTCCGCACGATGCCGAGCAGCATGTACCCGTCTGCCGGAAGCTGCTGCCGCGTCCCAGCAACAAGCGACACCACGGCGATAGTGGAGAGCGCGGAGGGCTTCGCGGAGAGCACGGTGCGCAGCCCATCGCTGAGCCAGCGCAGCAGCTCCTCATCCGTCCAGCGGACGCCGTTCGGGTCGATGATCTGCGACCTGACACGTGTGATAACTTGTTGGGCTGTGATTGCCACGGGCTACCTCACGTGCGGCGTTGGACCGGGCAGCGCTGCCCGGTCCAACATGCTAACACCCTAGGCGGTTAGGCCACAAGGGCGAGGGCCAGCGCCTCCGGCTTGATGACCTTGTAGCCGTAGATGCTCAGGCCACGCACGTAGGTTCCGAAGTCGTTCGGGTTCGGGGTCTGCTCCATCTTGGTGAGCTGCGCCGCGAAGGTGATCGCCGACTTCTGGCCGGCGATGATCGCCTGCCGCTTGAGGGCGTTGGTCAGGTCGGCGCCAGCGAAGTCCTTGGCCGCAGCGGCCTTCGGCACTTGGTTCGACACGTACGCCGTGAAGCGGTCGATGGTGCCGATCTTGCCGTTCCGCAGGATCGACTGGCCGTCGCCGGTCAGGTACGCCTGCCGCAGCTCGGACTGCATGATGATGTTGCGCACGTACGGCGAGAACACGATGAAGCGGTCGTTCTCGGGGACGTTCTGCTCGTCCAGCACCGACGCCAGGGCGGTGATGATCGACACGATGTTGGTCGCGTTCGCGCCGGTCAGCGCCAGCGGGGCCAGATCGGTGCCGAGGTTGTAGGCGCTGCTCAGCACGCCCGCAGTCGCGCCCTTGTTCGCCGAAGCGCCGCCGCTGAACGTGCCCAGAAGGACCGCGCTATCAATCGCAATCTTCATCTGGTTCGCGGCGTCGTCGGAGAACATCTCCATCAGCTTCGGCTGGGACTGGTACGCCAGCACGTCGTTCACCTCGAAGGCGAAGTACTTCGCCTTGTCGATGATGAGTTCGACGGTGCTCGGGGTCGGCACCTCGTAGGTCAGCGACTGACCGATCTCGTAGTCGCGCACGGTCATCGACGGGATGTTGTTGATGATGACCTTGTCGCCGAGGTTCTTGACATCGCCCTCGTACGCGGTGTTGGCGATCTCGCCGAACACGGTGCTCGCGTAGAACTTGACGTTCAGCTTGCCCGACCAAATCTGCGGGATGAACGTCCCGGTGTAGGTCGGGTTGGTGACGAAAGAAGTGCCTGACTTGATTGCGCTCGCCATAGCGGCCTCCTGTTAGGAAGTTCTGGGGTGGTGACCCCGCCGCTACGGCCAGAGGTCAGGTCACGGTCGGACCCGACCCGTCGCAAGGGCGGCGTCGATCTCGGCTTCGGTGCGCACCCGTTCCGCGTCCCTGCCTCGGTAAGCCCCTCGCGCCACGTCCGTGTAGAACTGGCCGATCTCCCCTGCGGACCAGAGCTTGGTCTGAGCCTCAGAGGGGCTTGCCGTGGCAGCCTGCGAAGTCGGCGGCTGCACCTGACGTGCGAGGTCTGGCGACGGAGCTGCGGGGGCCGGGGCCAACGCCTTGAAGGCGGTGAAAATGGCCGCCGTGCGCGGTGCGTCCTGCTTGGCGAAAGCGTCGTCCAGGAAGGCTTGCCGAGGCTGACCCGAGAGCGGGTCCGGCTGCGCCAACCACTTGAGCCACTCCTCGGAGGTGTTGACCGCTTCCCAGTCTGGAACGAGCTTCGTCAGCTCACCGACATAGGTCTGCGTCGCTACCGCCCTGGTCTGCTCCACAACGCCGCCGAGCTGGGCGCGCAACTGCGCAAGCTCTGCGTCCTTGGCGCCGATCACCGCCTTCAGCTCACCCACAGCGCGCTGTACCGCGTCCTGTGCAATTCGCTTGGTGAGGTCGATGAGCGAGCCGCCAAACTCCTCCACGTCCTTGTCGGTCACAGCCGGCGACGGAGGGGCTTCAGCCTGCGGCGGCTTCTCCAGGGCGGTGAGCCTCTGGGCCGCTTCGGCCAGCTTGGCCTCCAGATCCTTCCTGGCCTGCTCGTCGCGCTGCTTCTGCGCTGTGAACATGCCCTGAAGGGTCTTGTACCTGTGCTCCCAGGTCGCCTCGTCCTGGACGGGCTTGGGCGGCTCAGGCGTCGGTGCCGTGACCGGAGGCACTTCCTGCTTGGGCTCGGTGACGGCGGGCTCGGGAGTGGCCTGCGGCGGCGTCGCTGGGAACAGCTCGGCCTGCAACCGCTCAGCCTCCTCGGCCGCAGCTCGAACCTGCGGGGGGAGTGCATCCATTGAACCTTCTCCTTGGCTCCGGGCACCTCCGATGGCGGTCCCAGTGTGGGTGTCCGTGTCGGGGCCTGACGGTGTGCCTACGCCCGCGCCTTCGCAGCGAGGGCCAGCAGTTCTTGTGCGAACGAGGCACGGCCTTGCGCCCTGCCGAGAGCCCACTTGTCGCCGCTCTCGCGCAGAACCCGGTGCGCCTCGTCGTATTCAGCCTGGATCATCGCCTCCACCGCAGCCCAGGCCGGCAACCGCGCTACGAGCGCGAAGCCTTCAAGAGCGGCGGTGGTTGGGCGCTTCAGCATTTCGCTAACATGATGCAGAACATGCTAACCGCAGTCAATAGGCATCAGGTCAGAGCGACGTATTTCCAGGCGGTGCCGTTGTGGATGTAGAGCCGGTTGTTGGTCGTATCCACGACGACAGACGCGAGGCCGGTCGGAACAGCTTCCGGCGTGCCGGTGGGGGCGCCAGCGCAGGTGGGAAGCTGGAAGAACCCGCGCACCGCCGTGGTCGCGAGGGCGCCGCTCGACGTGTCGAACCGATCACCCGACTTGGGGTCCAGGTTCATCGGGGTGGCGTGGGCGGACTTGGTAGGGCGAGGGTGCATCGCGCTGATCTCCTGTTAGCGTGTTGGTATGCGGTTGGCCTCGGGCGAAGCTTCGCCCATCAGCCGCCAGCGAAACCCTTTGTGCTGGCGTGCCTGCCCTTCGACAGACATTTTGATCGACTTCCCGTCGAACCCTGCACGCATTGCGTCTCTGTAAGATGCGAACGTGCGCACCTCACCAGTACGAATGTCCACGGCCTCAAGGCCGCGACGCCTGTGACTGTGCGCCTCCGCCATCATTGCGCGCCAAGCACTCTGATCCTTGCGGCTCGGATGGCAGGCAGCAAGGATGGCAGTATGCTCCGCCGTGCGTTGATGCAGCGCATGTCCTGCGCGGATCGCAGCACAGTGCGCCTCGGTTAAATTCTTTCCTTGACGAGCCCGCGACAGTTTTTCTCGTGTAGCAGCGGTATGGCGCACGCCGTAGCAGTTCTCAGCAACAGGCGAGACGTTAAACCCGTGCGCAGGGATGTACGACAGCAGCGCGTTCATCCAGTACTGCTCGAACGCCAAACAGCTACCTGGGTCGCACTCCTCAACCACCTCAAACACGAAGGCGTCCTCGCCGTACTTATTCCATGCGCGCTGAAGCAGCACGCTGTGGTGCTTACCTGATCGCAGCTCGCACCGATGTGCCGCCCATCTACTCCTGAATGTGGTCCGCATGGCGGACCCGACATACGTCTTGCCGGTCACCTTGCAGGTGATGGTGTAAACTCCGTGTCTCATTGGCGCGGCGGCCCAAAGTTATCTGTGACTGGCGCTCCATCCTGGAGGTTCTGTCCGCTCGGCGACGGTCCGGGGATGGTCTGCGCGCCGGGCTGCTGCGGCTGGGCCGACTGCATCATCATCGCCTGGGCCGCAAGCCTCTGACGGAGCACGTCAAGCGGCGGCACCACCTTGTCCGGGTTCACGTCGAGCGCCTTGGCGCTTTCGCGCAGCAACGCGGCGCGGCCCTCAATCCCTATGATCTGGCTATCAATCGGGTTCATCGTCGCCGCCAGGAACTCGTTGCGGCGCACCGCAGCGGCATCCTTGGCGATCAGCGACGCAGCGCCGCGCGCGACGATCTGCACGTCACCCTTCAGATCGGGGTCGTCGGCGTAGCGCATGTTGTGGAAGTACAGCCGCTCCAGCAGCGGAGTGAGCACCGAGTTGTCGATGTTCGCCACCACTTGCTTGATGCTCTTGCCTGCGTTGCCGATGAGCATGCTGAGCCCGCTGGCGGTGCGCCCTGCGCCTCCCGTCGTGTCGCCGGTCAGGTAGCGCGGAATACCGCTGTATTCGTCAGCCATCTGGCTGAACCGCTCGAACACCAGCAGCAGCTCCTGCACATGGCTGTTCGGCTGGAAGAACTGGAGCGGGACACCGCTGTTGCCGGTCGGATCGCTCGTCACCTGCCAGATGCGCCACGGCGTGAGCGTCGTAATGTCCTCGCCATCGGCAAGGCGGTTCACGTTGACGCCGACCTGCGGGCCAGAAGCCATGGCCATGTTGTTGACGACGGCACGCGCGGCGGCGTTGCAAACCTGCTGGCTGTCACGCACCAGATCGGCGACGCTGTTGCCCCACCAGTTGCCGGGGATCTCCTCGTAGCTCGCCTTGTAGTACGGCTTGCGGTGCAGTGGATCGTAGTTCAGCACTGCCTTAATGACGTACGCGCCGATCAGCCACGCCTCGACATGGTAGAACTTCGTCGGGTCATCGACCCCAATGTCCATGCCCCAGTCGATCAGGCACTTGCCCTGCACCGTGCCCCAGTACTGGAGCGCGTCGATGAGGTGGTCCGGGTTCATCGCAACAGCGACAGCACTCTGGCCCTGCGCATCCGCCTGGGCCACGTCGTTGGTCAGCCACTCGCGCAGCCCGCCCCGTCCGTACTGATCGAGCACGGCACGGATGGAGTTGTCGTCGTACCCATCGACGCCGATCAACGCCTCCAGGTCGGATGCCGTCAGCTTGTGGCGCTCGATGAGGTAGCCGTTGTCCACGGTCGTGGAGGACGGTGACGGGTAGATGTGGAACGGGTTCACCCGCTCCCACTCCAGCTTGAGCTGGTCCTGCACGACAGGCACCATCGTGCCGTTGGCGTTCTGCCACGTCAGCGCGGGACGGCGCCGCACAATCGGCCCCTTGATGATCGCGGACGGGAACACCGTCAGGTCATCGAAGAACGCGTCGAGCGCGTTGAGGAACCCGCCCTGCGCTAACTGGTCCTCCATCTTCGCTTCCATGCGCTCGGAGGTCTTGCGCGCGTACTCGCGCGTGCTCTCCAGTGTCTGCGCCTTCAGCGACTGCATCAGCTCGACAACCTGAGCCTGCGACACCATCTGACCCGACTGCATCGCAGCCATGATCGCCTGCGTCGCCTGCTCCACCAGGGCGTCGTTCACCTGGGGCGGCAGCTCCGGGACCGGCGTCGGCCCAATCGTCCATGGCTTGTCGCTGCCGCTACCCAACAGCACGTCACGCAACCACGCCGACGCCGCACGGCATTTGGCGGAGGTAACGCCTGCAAACACGTCACTGCCGCCCTGCTCACGGATCTGGGCCAGCTTCTCGGGCGAGTACTCGCCCCGCCGCGCCCGGAGGTTCGCGAGCATGCGCGGCTCGACCGTGGCCTGCTTGGCCTGCCGCGCCGTGATCCACGACTGCCTGACATGCGCCGCCAGGGAGGAGATGAACGGCTGCGCCTGCGTCAGCTCGGCCGCCCGCCGCGCCTCGTCCAGCACGGTGTTCAGGCCGGCAGCGCGCATCACGCCAAGCTGGACGATCTGGCCGGGAGCCCCGAGGGCGGGAGGCGGCGTCACCCCGGCCGGGGTAGCCGGGAGCGAGCCGGACATCTACTTGCGCTTCCCCGGCTTCTTGGCGTCGTGCTTCTTGTCGGCAGCGCTCCGCTCCCAGTCCTTCATCGACATGCCGGCCTTCTTGGCCAGCTTGCGATCCTCGGACTTGTCCTTGGGCGAACCTTCTCCGCTGCGCTTGGCCATCTGCCCACCCCTGGATGAAGCTGCGGACCGGCCTTGGTACCGACTGAGAGGGTCACCCTCTCTCGCTGGTCCTCGTAGGCATGAGCCTCGGCGGGTCGATTAGGCCGCCTTCACTCCGACCAGCGCTCGCACGTCCATCCGTGCCGCCGCAGCGCGACAACCTAACACCCTACCACCTAACACGTCAAGATGTTAGGTCCAGCCGTGCGACGGCACCTTCTTCACCTCCCGCCTCGCCGTGGTGACAGCCCCACCCGCGATCATCGCCCCGCCTGCGTGCAGGCACGCGTACTGGTGGGCCTCGGCGATGTGGCTGTGCAGGTTCTTCTCGGGCGAAGTCTCCGTCTCGCCGTCCTTCTTCCGCTTGTACCGATACCCGCCACGGAGCGCGGCGATCAGGTTCGTGCAGCTCGGGTCGATAAGGTGTGCCGGACCGCCGTCCACCTGTCTCGCCAGCCATGTGTCGAGCGCCAGGATGCGCGTCGCGGTCGCGTTCGATCTCGCGGCCACGACCTTGAACCCTTCCTGCCTCAGAGTGTCGAA